AGGGCGTTAATCGCTTGATCTTAGGCATGAGCGGTTACAGCTCACCAGTGTGGGCAAGTTTTAAACAATGGCAAGATTTAGGCGCTACTGTTAAAAAGGGCGAGCGAGGTACTCAAATCGTTTTCTATTCCCAAGTAGCAAAAAAGGAAATAAAAGAGAATGATCCTAACCCTGAAAATAGCACCTACGCAATGCTAAAAGCGTACTATGTTTTCAATATTGATCAAGTAGAAGGTATTGAGTATGAGAAACCAGCGCCACAATTACCTGATTTTAACCCGATCCCTGCCCTGGAGGATCGCATTGCTAAAACTGGCGCTCAAATCTCTCATGGCGGAGGGCGTGCCTTTTATCGCCCTTCTACTGATAGCATCACGCTACCTGAAAAAAATACTTTTATCTCTGAAAATCACTACTACGCTACAGCATTGCACGAACTCACTCACTGGAGCGGTGCGCCACATCGTTTAGATCGTACTAAGGGCAAGCGCTTTGCTGATACTGCCTACGCTTTCGAAGAATTAGTAGCGGAAATGGGAGCGGCATTTTTATGCGCTGATTATGGTATCCAGGGCGATCTACAGCACGCTGATTATATTGGCAACTGGTTGCAATGCCTTAAAAACGATAATAAGGCGATATTTAACGCCAGCGCTTTAGCTCAAAAAGCCGCTGATTATATCAACGGGTTAGACTGCATTACTAACCAGGCAGTAGCGTAGTGCTACCTGGTAAGCGCTTAGGAATAGGCGCTTATCAGATTAGCATTTTGCTAGTCATTACCTAACTACTGGAGGAATTTATGTACATTTCAGAAAATCAAATAAATGATGCTGTGGAGCTAATTCTCAACACTAGAGATTTTTGCGGTGATGAGATGTCAGCAATATGTGATTTTTGCGCTGATGAGAATATAAAAGACTGGCGCAAGGTTTACCGTATCGCTAATTTTAGGGCTAATGCCCGCTGGAATGAATTTAAAAAGCAAGCTGGCGTGCATCCTAGGTATTGCTTATGAGCGCCAGGGATAAATACAGCGCTTATTGCTACTTATGCGCTAAACAAGGAATAACCGCTCTATCGTTTAATGCCTGGATGTCAGTAAACAAGGCAGGATCGCTATTCTAGGCGTTTTCAGTAGGTAAGTGGTACTTAGGTATCACTTGCCTATTTTTATCGCTTTATATCGCTTTTTAATCGTTTTAACTATTTTGAAAGAATATTATGAGAAATAAAGATATTTTTACAATTGATCGTCATCTATTTATTAAGAAAACACCCCTACGCATGAGCGCATGGGCGTACCTACGCACGCATATACGCATGGATCAGGTGCTAGATACTCTCTCAGTTTTTGGATTGGTTTTGCTGGTCGGTTTGCTCTTAGTATTGTGAAAACCCCATGAGAACCCCATCGAGTTTTCAAATTGCTAAGCACCAGAACCGCTTTAGGCGGGTATCTGCAAAAAATGCAGGTAGCTATCGTTTATCGGTTGATTGCTTAACTAAAGAGGTGCTTTCCAGTGACGGTCCTCCAGATACTAGCCAATCTCGTTTATTCCCTTTGGCGCTACACCATACGGGAGAGCTGGTTCAAAGCTCCGTATTATCAGAGAGAACCCCAAAAGAAAAAGCCCTTAAAAGATGTTCTGTAGTGAAGCGGTTTAAGAAAATGATCTCGCAACACTTTCCTAAACCTACAAAACACCCATTGAGGGCTTCTAACATTCGGGCTTCACACCGATAAGCGGATTAAAACATATTTTTAAAAGGAGTGCAATATGAGTAAAGCAGATGATGATGCAGCAAAGTGGATGGAAGCTAATTCTAGGTGGCAAGCCCGTAATTTAATCAAAGCAAAGGAGAGTGGAGATGCGTATTACATCAACGCCAACGGTGATGTTGTTATCACCCAAGAATCAAAACCAGCAGTCATTGTTACAAGGGATGAGTTTTGCGGAAATACTACAGATCCAAAAAATTAAGTTTGCACATAATGCAAATAATGTAGTAAAGTCATAATTGTAGTAAACACCTAACTATTTATTAAAGGATCTAATCATGAAGTATTGCAAGGATTGCAAGAATCTTAGACCTACATCACTTGAATGTAGCGTTAGCCCTTCTGTCAGCAGAGTAACGGGCAAAACCCTTTACACCAGCGCCCATATATACCGAGAGCATGATAGCTATTGCGGTAAGGATGCTGTCTGGTTTGAACCGATCACCGAGGATGCCGATCTCGATGATTTAAGCACTATCCCATTCGGCAAATAACCTAACTATAGGAGTTAATCATGGCAAGACCTAAAGGCAGTAAAAACAAACCTAAAGCAACTTTCCCAGTGAAAGTATCTGAAATTGATCGTCTTAAGAACCTGATTGGTAAGCAAGATGACATGATCCAGCAGCTCACAGATGAGATCAAGCGATTGGAGAAAGTGTGCCAAGAGTTTGAGAACGAGGTAGATAACCTAGAGGGTGATCTAGATTCATTTAGAACCATTCTCATCACTGTTTTGGAGATGGGCAAATGAACGATCAAGCAGATTTTGCACCAGAAGTAAGGCGCTCAGCTATTTGGTCAGGTGACAGCCGTAAGGTTGCTAATGGCAAGATGGTTGATGTCATTCTCGAAAAACAAGGCAAAAAAGAGATCCCAGACCTATCAGGGGTTGAAGCAGTGCAATTTGGTCACATCATGCAGCCAGTGATCGGCAGACTTGCACAAGATAAATTAAAGATGGAATTAAAGGATGCAGACTATGCAATCACCCACCCCAAGCATGATTGGTTTCGTAGCCATTTTGATTTTATTAGTGCTGATGGTAGCACTCTTGTAGAAGCGAAAAACTACAATGCAATCCATCGAAATAAGTTTGATCTCGATACTAATCGTATTCCTGATGCGGACTATGCACAGCTTATTCACGAAGCTGCTTGTCATGGCGTTCAGAAAATATATCTTGCCGTCTTATTTGGCGGTCAAGAGTTCTGTATGTTTGGATTTGATATTACTGAGGGTGAAAAGGAAGATCTTATTAAAAAGATGGCAGAGGTTTGGGGTTATTGCCAAGCTGACACTTTGCCACCAGCTCAGACTATTGAGCAAACTAAGATTATGTTCCCTAGCTCAAATGATGGCGTTATTACAGCAACGCAGCAGATTGAGATGGCGATCACCCAACTTAAGGACATCAAGAACCAGATCAAGAACCTTGAAGCAGGTGAAGAAGCCCTTGAAGTGATGATTAGGAATGTTTTAGGGGAAAGCTCAGAGATCAGGTCATACGATGGTAGCACCCTAGTGACTTGGAAGGCTGCAAAGTCCTCTAAGCGGTTCTCAGCAGATCTTTTTAAACAGGCTATGCCCGATATTTATGAGAAGTTTGTTATTGAGCAGCCAGGTTCTCGGAGGTTCTTAGTCAAATGAAAAAATGGATAAAAATTAGCTGGGATGATAAGCAATTACAAGATGGTATTCAAGTTGATTACATTTTGAGAGATCACGAAAACCGTAGAGTATGGGATGAGGATCGCTGGAATCAAGTTTTGAAAATGATAAGAGAAAACAAGTCTTTAGACGAAATTGCCAAAACATTTGGAATTACTAAAACTCATTTATCTGAGCGCATACGATGGGAAAGATTTAGGTTGATTATGAAGGCTTTTTATAACTTTCGAGATGCCAAAACTCTTAATGCAAAACTTTCTGATTTTTCGATTTTTACAGATAAACACGATCATGAAAGACATGAAATAACAAACTGGGTAAAGGAAAAAATTTATGAATCAAATTGACATCGCAGTTTGGATTATGGCTGCATCCTCAGTCATTGACACAGTTTTAACTTTAGCGGAGATGATTCATGTTTAACCCCTCAACAAAAATGATGGAATTACTTTTAAGACCTGATGATGGTTTTGCTTATTGGGGTTATTTTGATGACTACCAAAAAGACGATAGCGGTTTTAAAACTGGAAACTGGGTAGGATCAAATGTGCCATTTTTGGCTTACAAAGAATTGCAATTAGCGATGGTCTTTATTTCTAAACATAATTTAATGAACGAATGGATTGAATTTTCCGAGAAAGAGAGAACAGAATGAGCAATTTAGTCGCATATTCAGAAATGGAGCAAATGGCTACGGCAATTGCTGCTAGTGGTTTGTTTGGCATGAAGGATAAAAACTCAGTCCTAGCACTGATGGCAGTCGCTCAAGCTGAAGGGTTACACCCTGCAACAGCAGCGAGGGATTTTCACATTATTCAGGGCAGACCAGCTCTTAAGGCAGATGCAATGCTGGCACGCTTTCAAAACGCAGGTGGCAAAGTCGAATGGAAGGATTACACAGATGAGCGAGTTACAGGAGTTTTTTCACATCCCAACGGGGGTGACCTTGCGGTTACATGGACTATCGAGCAAGCCACCAAAATCGGTCTTGTCAAACCTGGAAGCGGATGGCAAAAATTCCCTAGAGCGATGCTTAGAAGCCGTTGTATATCAGAAGGTATTAGATCAGTTTTCCCAGGGAGTGTTACTGGATTCTACTCGCCAGAAGAAGTTGAGGACTTTGAACCCAAGACCTCAAAAGCTCCAGTATTAAAGGAGATGGGATCAGTTATTCCTAATGTAGTCGAATTATCAGCGTTACCAGAGGATATTCCTGATATGGCACTACCGATGTATGTTCCAGGTCAAGATGAACCCTATGCACGCTATATCTGTTTAGATGATTGGATTGATGGGTTTGCAGAGATGCACGCCAAAATCCATGAATCTACCAAGTTTACGGCAGAGGAAAAGTTCGAGAAGATCAAAAAATTCAGGGAAGTAAATGAAGCCTATACAAAAACATTTGATGGCAATACAACTGCGAAATTCTTATCCAAGCTCTCAATCCACAGAAAGGAAATCAGTAATGGCTAATGGACATATCGCCCAGATGGGCAAAGGGGTGTTATTTCAAAATGAGAAAAAACACGACAGATCACCTGATTGGAAAGGCACGCTATTGCTTTCTGAGGACTACAAAGCAGGGCAAACTCTCAAGATAGCAGGGTGGACTAAGCAAACGCCTAAAGGCAGCTTAATCAGCCTTTCTGAGGACAACTGGAAGCCAGACAATGGCGGTACTTATCCAAAGGAGGTCAATCGTGTTCAAGATGGCGATGTTCCTTTTTAGTCTAATGCTCATGGCTAACTCAGCTTTTGCTTACATGAAGTGTAGTAAAGATGACAACGGAGAAATCTGTTGTTGGGAAACTACAGTAGATGGACCTTTTGGACCACCTGGCTGCTAATGGTTGTTTTAAATTTACCCTACCCGCCTAGCATCAACAACTACTGGATTGCTTCAGGAAACAGGCGTTTTATCTCTAAGCGAGGTAGGGAGTTTAAAAATGCAGTCGCAGAGTATTGCGCTGAGTTCAGAGTGCCTAAGTTTGGAGATAAACAGATTTGGGTAGATATTTTTTTGTATCCACGCTCTAAAAAGCTCATGGATGTAGATAACTGCATTAAGCCAATACTGGATGCTTTACAGGATGCTGGTGTATTTGATGATGATGTACAAGTACATTGGGTACGAATTGAACGGGGAATGGTGAAAAAAGGCGGTGGATGTTTAGTCATGCTTGACTATTTAGAAGATCAATCACCAGTCCAAGGGGAATCTGGCGTGAATTAGCCAGGTAGTTAGGGGTTGCGCCAGCCAACTTCTTGGATAGCTGGCACTTTAAGGGGATAACGATGTGGAAAAACCGATTTTTTTTGATGCGGAGAAGGTGTTTTGAAATTGTCAGATTTGGCAAAAATGCCATCGAACTCAGAGAATTGAAATGATTGTCAGATTATCTGAGCTAGATACTTATGAGATCGCATGGGCAGCGCATGAAAGATGGCGCTACAAGAAAGACTTGGGAATCATTAGTAATCGAGTGGATCAAAAAAGAGATGACTTTTCTATAACTAGAGAAGGTATGTCAGGGGAATGGGCAGTAGGCAAGGTGATAAATACACCAGTGAATTTAGACTTACACCCTGGCGGTGATCCTGGTTGGGATTTTGAGTATTGCGGTATCAAGATTGATGTCAAAACAAGCAAAGCAAAGTACTTATTGTTTAATACATTAAGCAGTTTTAAAGCAGATTTAGCAGTGTTTGCAAGATATTTGAATGAGTATCAAGTAGAGCTAGTAGGTG